TTAACATTCGACGTTTTATTTTTAATTTCTTTCCAAAATTTTTTCTCAGGTCGCATTATTTATTTGTTTTTGAGTTAAAATTTTATGGCAATTTGAGCATAAAATATCACACTTTTTTGCCTCTTCTATGATCTTATCAAGCTGATTCCAGCTATTTCTGAAGAACATTGATACACTATTTTTCTTTGTTTTTTGTTCTCTGTGATGAAACTCTAAAGCATAAGGACTATCATTGTAGCCACATTCCTGACATCCTTTTTTCATTTTGTATTCATTCATGTAATTAGAAATCTTTCTGTACAATTCTTTCTTTCTGTTTCTTTTGTAATCTAAATTTTTTTGAAACCTATCTGGTCTTCTCCAATTCTCTTTGTAATATCCGTCTTTCTTTATTCTTGCTTTTATGTATCCATCAAATATGTAACCATCCTCTCTTACATCTCTAAGTTTAAAAGGTTTATTCGTCTGAGGATTCAATCGCTTCATGAGCTACATCTATAATGGTTTCTGGGAATCTATTTCTTAGTTCCTTCAGTTTATCCTCCACTTCGATTTTACTCATCTTATCAATCGATCCAGTCAATATCTCTTTTCTATCTACATACAAACCGGCAGCTCTTCCACGTGAAATCTCTGCATTTACAGCTGCAGAATAGTTCTTGTCATCCTCTGCTTTTTTACTCAAACTATCCAATCTTTTCATATGTCTAGTAATATTGGACATATACTTTTTGTGTACTTCCTCGCGTAACAATGAAATATATTGTGCTACTTTTGGAAATTCTTTTGCAGACTGTAAGCGACTAGCATAGATCCTTGCAGTTTTTTTAGGATAACCTGCATCAATTGCACACTCACTTGCAGTTTTCTCACCATCAAATCTTACAAGTAATTCAGCAAACTTTCTTTGCTTTGCAGTTATGTTTAATTCAGTTAATTGACTCATTTCTCAAAGTATAGAATGTTTTTAACAGAAAACTGACAAAAAATCAAAACACCTTACGCGCGCTGGCTTTAAAGTTACACCTGGTTACACCTTGGTTACACCATAGTGTAACCTGTTTTTGAAGCTGGATAAGGGTTTGTAGACCGGTTACACCGGTTACACCTATTTTGAGATTATTTTGAAAATAATTTAAAAAAATATTTTTATGCATACTATACTTTGAAGAATTTAGGATCTTCAGATAATAGTTCTCTTGGTAGATACATATGTCTTCTCATGGCATTGAATCCACTCTTAACAATTTCATCCCAAGTTTCTGGTTTTACAATGACATCATTCTTTGGATTCAAAAAATGTATGGTGACTCTGCCACATTTTTGACAATGTTTAATATCTCGTATTGGGCTATTTGGTAGTGAATAAGAGGACATTTTCCCCCTCCAGTTTTTTTATTTGATCTTGAAGTAACTTTTTATCAAATACCTTGTACTTAGCAAGCAATGACAATGCCCTGACTTTTGAGGTGCCAGGGCGCATGCCATCGATCATGCGAGTTAATATGTTTTTTTGGGTTTCAGTTGTGCTCACAGCACCTCCCTACGCGCCCGTTCCTAATTGCTACTACATACCTCAAATATGTAGTCCGTTCGTACTAAAGCTTACGAATTTTATATAACATATTGTTTATTATCGCAAGAAATCTGTGTAATCTACTTTTCTCCGGAGTAACTTGGTGTAAAGTCCATGTATCCATCGTTGGATCGTACACCATAGTCACTACTTTTCCTTTTATAATTTTGTTATTATAAATCAAAACGGTGGTTCTCCTTTAAATTTTACAATTGGTTTACTTTGGATAAATTTTGTAGTTTTTAAATCCATCTCCTTCTTCAACCTCAAGCGGTGGTCCAAAGTACAAGCTAGCAGATCCGTTTCCATCATCCCAAGTTTGTTTAAAGTGTTCATCATCCTTAATTTTGCCTTGCGAGTTACAAACTTTGCATTGCTCAATGCTTTTTTCTGCTTCCCACGATACCCTAATGTAGCCATTACCTTTGCAATTTTGACAGATCATCTGTAGCCTCCAGTTTTTTTATTTCTTTATCTACCAAAGATTCTAAATAACCACCAATTGTTTGATAGTTATGTGTAGCCAAGATCTTTAGTTTTTTATGTAACTCTGGTTTTATAGCAACCGTAGAATATCTCGTTAATTTTTTACTCATGTTCTTCTCCAATTGTCTTCACCTTTTACAAATGTTTTACGATCATTAGCAAGCCAACCAATTACTCCATAAAATTGTGAATTATTTATATGTCTCCATACCAAGGTAGGTTCTTGTTTTTTAAAAATATTTAAAATCATTCTAATCTTCTTCATTTTTATCTCCCAATACTATTTGACCAGCAATTGCAGCATACCCTGCCATATCAACGTAATGATCCTTTATCGCTGTTCTTGATTTAGTTCTACCTACTTTCAATAATAACATCATTATTGCTACCTCATCTGCCGTGATAGGTACACTTAAATATGCAGACCATAGCTCAGCTATGTTTTTGTTGTTAGATACACATTCACCATGAGTAAACTCTCTTTCACCCACAGCAGCCATTGCATTATCTAATATTTCTTCTTTCATTGAAGTCATCATAATTTCTCCTTTTCTAATCTCTGTAACCATAACGGTTCCACATAATTTTACGCAAACGTTCCCAGTAAACTCTGTCCTGGACTTCTTTCCAGTTTCGACAATCACGTTTTGCAACTTTGCTTACATCAAAATAAGCTGCGTAAATTCTTTCTTTTAAAGTTTTCTTTATCCTACCCATGCTGTCATCATACCTCGTATGCCTCCATAATTTATTTCGATTATGTAAAGAACTGACAAAGCTATTAGGATCGTAATAAAAAGAAACCTATGAAATACTATTATTGTAACCAACAATGCTAAAATAATAACACCCAACTTTGTAATAAACATTCTTTCTCCTTTGTTTATAAATTAGGTTATATAATATATTATAACTTATTGCAACCACTCTTTTAACTTTTCACCAAGAACTTTTGAAGCTAAATTTATCTTAGATTTCAATGCTTTAATTATGTTCTCATCTATTGTGCTTTTGGCTACTAAATCAATGTAGGTTGCTTTTGATGTCTGACCGATCCGGTGAATACGATCTTCTGATTGCATTCTAACTTCTAAATCATAGTTATTAGAATAATAAATAATTGTATGTGATACTGTTAAGTTCAAACCATAACCACCTGTTTTAGGATTAGCTACAAAGTAACTGAGTCGGGAGCCAGGGTCCCGGAAGCGTGATAAAATATCTTCTCTATCTTGCTGCTTTGTATCACCATAAAAACTTTCACAACTATCGTGTCCATATTTTTTTCTAATGGCTTTTGTTAAATGCTGAATGTTATGTCGGTAGTTAGCCCAGATAATAACTTTACCATCGATCTCATCAAGAAGATCGAGTAACGTTTCTAGTCTTGGGATCTTACCTTTCTTGTCATGTAAATCAACGAGCCGACCATCATCGGTCGTCATAAATCCACACGTGACCTGGTGCAATCGCATCAGTTGTGTAAGAGCAGAGAACGTTGTCATGGAGCCTTCTTTTAATTCAGCAACAGCAAACTCTTTCAATTGATAATATGCATCAAGTTGTTTGGGACTTAGTTCTACGTTTCTTGTCATGTAAACTTTTTCTGGTAGATCAAGACATTCATCTTTTAAAACACGAAAAGAAAATTTATCAATCAACTTACTAAGCTCATCAATGTTTTTATAATCAACAATCATATTGAATTGATGCGATCCACTGATACGTCTTTTTATCATCACACAATACCTAGACTTGAAAGTCCAGAAGGAAGGTTGGTCCAGGAAGCCGGGGTCAAGAAACTCGGCCTGTGAATACAAATCGAGCGGACTCTTGGTTACCGGACTACCGGTAAGTATTCTTCTATACTTCGCAAGGTTACGAATTTTAACAACAGCTTTGGTTCTTGCAGCTGTAGGTGTCTTGATAGTTGTAGACTCATCAATAGCAAACAAAGCAGAATGGGCTAATAAAAATTTAGTAGCAATATCTTTTCCCTTGGTTGTGCTGAAAGCTTCGATGTTCATCAAAAATATTGTCAAGCAATCTTTTTCTTTAAACAACGAATTTAGTTCTTCCTTTTCTTTCTTTGTTGGACTAGGATTCCAGACCACAATTTTATAGATCACATGATCCGGCATGTGTTGTTGAATCTGTTCACCTTTCCAGTTTGTATACACACCCTTCGGGGCTACTATCAACGCACCGTTGATCTGGCCTTTGTCATAGAGCATCGCAATGTTATCAATCAAAACCTTAGACTTTCCTGTGCCCATTTCCATAAAATAGGCAAAGCTTTCTTTGTTCCAAGAACATCCAAGTGCTTTCAACTGATGCTCAAAGGGCTCAGTTTTAAACTTATAGTTTAGTTTCATTATTTCTGCCCTTATATTTATTTGAGTTTTATATAAAAATCAACTATATGTTTAGATGTAAAGGGTTTTCAGAGTTTTCTCCTTTGACCTTTACATCTTAGGCAAAAGAAACGGAGGGGAGACATTTAACCACGATTACTCTGTCTCCCTTTCCTCTCTAAAGGAGAAGAAAGAAATATGACTGTATACGTAGTACAAAGAGCACCAGGTAGAGATATAACATCTGCCAAAGAATACGGAGATCTAAAGAATGTTATACCATTCAAGGATCAGATAGCTTTGTCCTCAATGCCCGTGGTTTTTCAGGCACAAAAAATATTAAGAGATTTTTGTGATGATGATTACTTGCTTTTGATGGGCGACCCGAGTATAATAGGAGTGTGTTGTGCTATTGCCAGCAAACACAATAACGGAAAGTTTAAGGTCTTGAAGTGGGATCGTGAAAGTAAACACTACCTGCCGATAGAGTTTAAAGTTTAAAGGAGATGTATGAAAGAAATAGAAAAATTAATTTTAGACTCATCTAATCAAATAGATAGAGTTAGTAGTGATGATCTATCAGAGATGGGTCAACTATGTCAGGACCTGGTATCATTGAAACATGATGTCAAACAAGCTGACTTACAACTCAAAGCAAAAAAAGAAGCACTACAAGAATTACAAAACAGAATAGCAAACTTACTTAAAGATAAAAATTTATATTCATTCAAACTAATGGATGGATCGACAGTTACCTGGAAAGAAAAACTTAGAGCAAACATCAAAGCAGAAAATGTTGATGCAGCTTATGAGTATATTAGGAACCAGGGAGCAGGGGACTTGATTAAAAATGAAGTCTCATTGAGTTTCGGTAGGGGACAAGACGACGAGGCAAATCAATTAAAAGGTATGCTTCGTGAGAATGGTTATGTTCCTACAGAAAAAGAGGGTATTCCGTGGAATACATTAGATGCCTGGGTAAGAGAAAGCATCAGCACAGCTATGGAAAAGGGAGAAACTTTTCCAGAAGAACTGTTCGGTGTTTATCGTACCAATGACGTAACAATTAAAACATAAAGGAGTAACAATGAATAAATCGTCAACAGCTACAAAATCAAATGCTCTTGCTGATGTCTTCAGTTTAGCTGAAGCAAGGCAAGGGGATGGGTTATCAAACGTCAGTACAAAAGACGTAATGATACCTCGTATCAAACTACTACAAAAAATGAGTCCAGAAGTGGACGATGCAAGTCTACCAGATGCAAAAGCTGGCATGATCTTCAACACCGCATCAAGGGAACTTGTTAATGGTGATAAAGGTATACGTGTTGTACCTTGTGAGTTCGTAAGAACTTTCGTTGAGTGGGCGCCAGAAGGTACAGGTAACAAAGCACCTGTCAATGTGCATCCAGCTAGCTCAAGCATTATGAGTCAAACCAAAAAATCTCCAACAGATAATAAATATTATCTGGACAATGGTAATTATGTCGAAGAAACGGCAAATCACATTGTGTTGATATTGGATGATGATAACAACGTAGAGTCTCGTGGCATTCTTACAATGAAATCATCACAGCTTAAAAAGTCTCGTCAATGGAATTACATGATGATGACAGCTACGATGGAGAATGCTGGTAAAAGAATTAACCCTCCTTCGTATGCGTACGTTTACCAATTGGGTACGCAGATAGAAACGTCAAATCAAAATAAATACTTTGGTTGGACGATTAACAAAGAAGGTGTCGTGCCATCAACTGATGTTTTCCAAACAGGTGAAAGCTTTGCCTTAGCTTTCCGTGAGGGAGATGTCATAGCCGCTCCAGAAGGAGACGAACCGGCTAAGTTGGCTGCTCCGGAGGGCAAAGAGCACTTCTAGTCACCCGTCAGGAGATTAATCGGGAGCTCATTTGATCTCGTAAGGTAGTTTGGATCTGGCGGGGAAGTCCTCCTTTCGACGCCAACCTATCACTCAAATGCGGAGGGTAGACTTATTCTACCCTCCACTATACTAAAGGAGAAAAATGGAGAAGTTTAAATTAATATTTGAAGGACTACATAGAGCATATGGAACCTTCAAGGAAGAAGATGAAGATGAAAAAGGTAAGAAGAAGGGTAAAGCATACATCATTAAAGCCCCCGTTACGGACGACCTTTGGCAAAATCATCTATCTGGTAAAGCAAATTTGGGAATTATTCCTATCCGCGATGATTCTAAGTGTCGTTGGGGTTGTATTGATGTTGATTCATATACCCTCGATCATAAAGCGATTGTTCAAAAGTTAAATGACTACAAGATACCACTTGTATGCTGCAGATCTAAAAGTGGTGGAGCTCATTTGTTTTTGTTTCTCAAAGATTTTGTTGAAGCAAAAAAACTACGTAACAAGTTGGTGGAGCTAGCTGGTGAACTTGGATACGCAGACTGCGAAGTCTTTCCTAAACAAATTGAAATACGTGCTGATAGAGGTGATACCGGCAATTTTCTTAACTTACCTTACTTTAATGGTAGCGATTCTTTTCGTTATGCTTTGGATGATAATGGCAACAGCTGTACTTTGGATGAGTTCTATACTCTCGTGGAACAGAAAGCGGTTGAACCGAAGAACATTGGAAAAATTAAGGTCGTTAGAAACAATGAGAAAAAATTAGAAGAAGGACCACCATGTTTAGAAACACTTATGAACATGGGCATACCAGAAGGAGGTAGAGATAATGCATTGTATCAATTTGCTGTTTACGCAAAGAAAGCTCATCCGGATAATTGGAAGGATAAAGTAAATGAATTTAATTCAAGACATATGGACAGACCTCTTGGCTTCGCGCAAGTTGAGAAGACTATCAAGCAACATGAAAAAACAGATTACAAATATAAATGTAAAGATCAACCAATGTGTGCAGTTTGTAATGCGCCCCTTTGTAGAGCAAGAAAATTTGGAATTGGTGATGATTATGATATTCTCATTTCTGATCTTACTAAGTTGGAATCAGACGAGTCTATGTGGTTTTTAAATGTAGATGGTAAAAGAATGTCATTAACAACAGAGCAATTATTTGATCAACAAAAGTTTAGAAGAGCTTGTATGGATTATCTAACTATACTTCCAATGGCAATGAAAGCTAATGATTGGACTATAAAAGTAAGAACTTTATTAGAGAATGCAGAAATAATACCAGCTAAGGATCACTTTGATACCACAACCTTTGGTAAGTTTGATGAACACTTCAATACATTCTTGTTTGAGCAGGGAGCAGGATTAGAGATGGAGGAAATAATAACAGGCAAATGTTATACCAGGGACGGTAAAACATTTTTTAAGATGGTACACTTAGAAGATTATCTAAAAAAGAAAAGATTTACAGAAATGAAAACCATGCAAATAGTTCAAAGAATTAGAGACATGGGAGGAGGATCAGACTCCATAAAAATATTAGGTAAGACAGAAAGACTTTGGTTCGTTCCAGAAATAATAAGAGATGTCAGACCATTAAAAACACCTAACGTATCCAATGCCGAGCCTTTTTAAAAGTTTTCCATTAGACGTACAAAAAACTTCTAAGGAAGAAGTTAAAAGTTATTTCGAAAATAAAACTACAACTATTTTTGGACCACCAGGTACAGGTAAGACACATACTTTACTTGGCATAGTAGAAAAACATTTAGAAGAAGGATATAGTCCAAGTGAGATTGGTTACTTTGCATATACAAAGAAAGCAGCACTTGAATCAATTGATAGAGCTACGTCTAAATTTGAATATGAAGAAAAAGATTTTGAATGGTTTAGGACGTTACACAGTATGGCTTTTAAACAATTAAATTTAAGCACACAAAGTGTAATGAAGGATAGACATTACAAACAATTAGGAAAACTTTTACAGATAAAAGAATTCTTAAACTCTAATTCACAGATAGAAGAAAGTGGACAGAGTATGCAGAAAAATCCTTTTATGCGTCTTATAGAGCTTGCACGCAATAACATGGTGAATATTGATGTGCAATGGCAACGATCCTCTGAGCATGTGCAAGGAGGACTATTAGAATTGGAGAGAATCTATGACACCTATTTAGCTTATAAAGAAGAGAATGAACTCTACGATTTTAACGACATGTTGTTATATTTAGTCAATGAGGGATCTGTTCCCTCATTGCCAGTCATCATTATAGATGAGGCTCAAGATTTAAGTATGCTCCAATGGTGGGCTGTAATCCTTCTAGCTAAGAAGGCAAAGTATATTTACATAGCTGGCGACGATGATCAAGCAATATTTAAATGGGCAGGAGCAAGACCTGATCTATTGATAAGAACACCAGGAGAGAAAAAAGTTTTAAATCAATCATTTAGAGTACCTCAAAGAGTATTCGAAGTTGCTGATTTTGTTTCAAGTAAAATAAAAGATAGAGTATCAAAAGATTGGAAACCTTCTAGTTCGGAGGGAGACGTAGTACATTATCCTTCAATTGAATATGTTCCGTTTGATAAAGATGGAGAGTATTATGTTTTAGCAAGAACAAAACATGTTTTACAAAAGTGTGAAGATTATTTTAAGAGAGAAGGAATTATATATAGTAGATATGGTAGACACAAATCTATTTCTGAAAAAGTTTTATACGCAATAAATTCATGGCATAAGTTACAGGCAGGAGAACAAATATCTTTAGGAGGAGTAAAGAACATGTACAAGTATATATCCTCTGGACCAGAGTATATTCAAAAGGGACACAAGACTTGGGATAAAGCATTAGAGGATGATATTATGGTTGATTATCAAAACTTATATGACAATCACGGGTTACGAGTACCACTAAATTTGTTGTGGCATGAAGCATTAAACAAGGTAAATGAAGATGTATCTCTTTATATTAGAAAGGTTGAGAGAAGAAATCAGGATATAAATGCAATACCAAAGATAAAAATACTTACAATTCATGGATCGAAGGGTGGCGAAGCAGACAATGTTGTGCTATTATCGGAGCTATCACCAAAATCATACAATAGTTTATTGAAGAATGGAGATGATGAGAGAAGAGTTTTTTATACAGGGATTACAAGAACAAAGAAAAATTTATTTTTGGTTCGATCATCAAGCGATTATGAGTATTCAGAAATGTTTTTAAGACAAAATTATAGACAAAATAGGTTATGGAATGCCAACTGAAAGAAGTAAAAAATATCCTGGTGATTTAAATATTATAAGTTTAGGAGCTGGTGTTCAATCATCAATGATGGCACTTGCTTTTAGTAGAGGTGATTTTAAAGTTAAACCAGGAGGTTCAGGTAAAATAGATTTTGCTATCTTTGCTGACACACAAAATGAAGGAACAAACACATATAAGTGGTTGGATTATCTAGAAACACAATTAAACTTTCCTGTTATAAGAGTTACTTGGGGTAATCTACAAGAAGATGTAGAGAACTATATTGACAATGGTGTGTACAAAAGAGGAGCATCAATACCTTTTTTCTTAATAGGTCAAGATGGTAAGAAAGGTATAGCGAACCGTAGATGTACTTCTACATACAAAATAGAACAGATAGAACAAGGAATAAGGCGTGAATACGGCTTAAAAAAGGGGCAAAGATGGCCAAAAGGTATGGTTGTAAATCAATACTTAGGCATATCTTATGATGAAATATTTAGGATGAAAACGTTTGAGAAAGCATCTTATAGATTTCATTATCCATTAGTAGAACAAAAAATAACTAGAATGGATTGTTTTAAATGGATGCAAGAAAGACAATATCCTAAACCAGCAAAGAGTGCGTGTGTGTATTGTCCTTATCATGACAATAAATTTTGGAAAGAAATGAGAGATGAAAGACCTGATGAATGGAAACAGTGTGTAGACTTTGATAAGAAAGTTAGAACAGCTGGTCCTGCTTTAGGTTTATCAAGAGCAAAAGAACTTTACATACATTCGTCTAGAGTTCCTTTGGATAAAGTAGACTTAGATAAAGGGTCAGATCAACCAGATTTGTTTGGTGATATGGCTGACGAGTGCGAAGGGATGTGTGGAGTTTGACAGATATAGAATGGGTACCTCCTAGTGAGATACCAGAACTTGTTTACGAGGCGGACGTAGTTGCAATAGATTTAGAAACTTACGATCCAGAAATAAAAACAAAAGGTCCAGGTTGGGCTACAAATAATGGAAAGGTTATAGGAGTAGCAATAGCTGCTAATGGATGGAAAGGTTACTTTCCTGTAGGACATGAAGTTGGTCCGAACATAGATGAAAAAATATTTAAAAGAAATTTTAAAAAAATTTTAGATAAAGATAATATAAAAGTTTTTCATAATGCCATGTATGATGTTGGTTGGTTAAGACAATGGGGCATGGAAGTTAAAGGAGGCATCGTTGATACAATGATAGCTTCACCTTTGATAGATGAAAATAGACTTCGTTATTCTTTAAATGAATTAGCTAAAGATTATTTAAAAGAAAAAAAATACGAAACAGATCTATACGAAGCTGCAGCTGAGTGGGGGACAGATGCAAAAAGTGAGATGCATAAATTACCTGCTATGGTCGTTGGTCCTTACGCAGAAAAAGATGCAGACTTAACTTTAAAACTTTGGGAAATATTTAAAAGACAACTTGTTGAGGATGAGCTTCAACAGGTGTTTGAATTAGAATCAAAACTGTTTCCAGTTTTATTTGAAATGAAATCAAAAGGAGTTAGAGTTGACCTCGATAGAGCAGAAAGTATTAAAAAAGATTTTGAGAATACAGAGAAGAAGATTTTGGATAGAATATTACAAGACACGGGCGTTGCAGTTGACATTTGGGCTGCAGCAAGTGTTGCTAAAGCCTTTGACTCTCTTAAAATACCTTACGAAAGAACGGCAAAAAGCAAACAACCAAAGTTTGACAAAGGGTTTTTATCTAATCATGATTCAGAATTGGCCAAGATGGTCGTCGAAGCAAGAGAAATCAACAAAGCAAGAACCACATTTATAGATACAATATTAAAACATTCTCATAATGGTAGAATACATGCAGAGATACATCAGTTAAGAGGAGATAAAGGAGGGACTGTATCGGGTAGATTAAGTATGTCTAATCCTAATTTACAACAGATACCTGCTAGACATCCTACAATTGGTCCTGCAATCAGAAGTTTGTTTATACCTGAGAAAGGAGAGAAGTGGGGATCATTTGATTATAGTCAGCAGGAGCCAAGATTAATGGCACATTTTGCTGTAAAACACAGTTTACCAGGCGCTAGAGAGGTAGCAAATGCTTATATTGAGGATCCTATGACTGATTTTCATCAAAAAGTGGCTGATATGGCAGGCGTAGAGCGTAAAAAAGCTAAAACAATTAATCTAGGATTAGCTTATGGCATGGGTCAGGGTAAGTTAGCCAGAGAGCTAGGCATACCTGAGCACAGAGCTATGCATTTTTTTAAAGAATATCATGCTAGTGTTCCTTTTATTAAACAATTAAAAGATATGGCTACACAACAGGCTAGCAGAAGAGGGGATAACAAAGGTTTTGTTAGAACTCTCATGCACAGAAAGTGTCGTTTTAATTTATGGGAACCAGATACTCCTTTCAAAAAAAGAGTACCAGGAGAAGTTATACCTTTCGTTCAACCTTTACCAAAGCACAGAGCAGAAGAAGAGTATGGCCCTGCAATTAGAAGATCTTTTACATATACAGCTTTTAACAAGTTGATTCAGGGATCAGCAGCAGATCAAACCAAACAAGCTATGGTAGATTTATATGATGAGGGCATATTACCCTTAATACAAATACATGATGAGATAGCTGTATCTGTTCCTGATGATGCAACAAAAAAGAAAATAGTAGAGATTATGGAGAACTGTTGTAAATTATATGTTCCTAGTAAAGTTGATGCAGAATTAGGAGATAGTTGGGGAGACTCCATGTGAGTGTTTCTATATCTAAAATATTACAAGTATTAGATAATCCAGAAGCATTACAGAAGTGGCGAGATAGAGTAGGTCATGAAGAGGCAGAAAGAATAAGTAAAAGATCTGCTAGCATTGGAACTGCTATGCATAAGTTTTTAGAACATTGGATCGGTGATGATAAAGATTGTGTAGACCTTACTGAAGAAGGCATTCTTGGTAGAAAGATGGCACAAAAAATTTATGATGAATACATAAATCATAAACTAGAGGACTGTTGGCACATGGAATCTAGATTAAAGTTTGGAGATCACTATCATGGCAGATTGGATTTAGCGGGCATTTACTATCATCAACCTGTTGTGATAGATTTTAAACAAGCAAACAAACCAAAAAGAAGAGAATGGTGTTGGAAGTATATGTGTCAGTTAGCTGCTTATGTGCTAGCACATAACATGACTTTTCCTAATAGACCAAAGATAAAAAAAGGAATTGTATTGATGTGTGCACAAAACTTAGAAGTACAAAAGTTTGAACTAGAAGGAAAAGAATTAATTAAGGCTTGGAATCATTTTAAAAGTGCGATACGATTCTGCAAAGATAATGATATCTATGAAGTAAAACCAGAATATTTTGATAAGATAAATATATTTAGGAGTAAATTAGGACTTAGATGATTAAAGTATGGCTGTTAGTAATATTTTTTACATCGCCAGATCTAATTAGTATAAGACACATGGCAGAACTTTATTACACTGAAGAGATGTGTTTATCACAAAAAGAACAAAGAGGACCTTGGGTTGAAGATTTTGCTGTAAAAAAAGGGCATACTCAATTTTATTATGACATGCATTGTATTGAGACTATGATGATGCCATTTGTACCTAAAGATAATACTTAGTAATTACCAATACTATGGATACAGAGAAGTCCGAGGGCTATTGAGACCCATATAGCATAGTATAGAGGTCTCATAGAATTATTTCTTCTTCATTTTCTTTCCGCCAAAACCGTCTTTTGCAGTCATAGCCATCATTTTTTTGCCATTTTTCTTGGCCATCATGGTGTTTCCGCCACCCATTCTTTTTTTAGTAGGTTTTTTACCCATGGCTTTACCCATTTTATTATAATGTTTCATTTTGCTATCCTCTCTAATTTTTGGTTAATATTTTTAACCTCAGTTTCGATGACAGCAATTCTTGTTTCTATTTTAGTAAACAACATTAACGCTGTCTCTATACGATCCATGTCTTCTTCCATGGCCGTAACTCTTTGACTTGTCATACCCCAGGTAACACCCATAGCAAATAATATGCCAACCA